CCCTTGTGGTTACTTATAAATGTGCGGAGCCAGCTACATGAGCGAAGTTGTGTTTCGGCATACGGGTGGGCGTAGGTGCGGTGGCGGGTCGTGGTCGGGCTATACTTCTCTTCGTTCTGATACCAGTCGAAGCCATCCCAGACGAACAGGGGCCAATGCTCCCCGTAGGAATACACGACGTATAATAAAGGTGTGTGGCGCACAGCGTAAAGCTGGCCGTTGCTGTTTTGGAAAGCCTTGCGGTCTTGAACGTATGGTCGGCACTTGCGGCCATTGATGCGTGGTGTCTTGCTCATCTCGTTTCCTTTTCTTTTGGGGTCTTCCTTACTCGGGTAAGGTAGCCGTTGTGTGTCGTGCCTCTCTCGCCCCGACCTCTTTCGTATAGCAGTGTAACTATACAATGTCAAGTGCTTGCTTACTCGGGTAAGGTAGGATTTGGCCCAAAAACCACGGTTTTCTGCGGGTTGTAATAAAGTAAGGTTTGCAAAAGTGCTTTATTACGCACTTTCTTACAAAAGGAAGTCCAGCTTTCCTGCGGGTTTTGGAAGGTTTTTTGGGGTATTGTAATAATGTAATAAAAAAAAATCATATATATATAGAATCCCAAAGTTTGACAATGTTGTAAGGAATCGGCGAGGCCGGTCGGAAAGTTTGGGACTTTGATTATAACCCAAAAAAAAACCTTACATTATTACATTAGGGCAAAAACCCAGCTTAGTCCTGCTTTGTAATGAAAAAAAAACCTTACAAAAGAACCTTACATTAGGGCAAAACCTTACATTACAAAAGTGCTTGACGGGCGCATAGTTTGGACGCTATGCACGTGTGCATAGCGGTTGGCCGCTCGCTCGCTCGCTCGCTCGCTCGCTCTATCTACTATCATAAAGCGCCGCCGCCCACGCGGGGCGCGGGCACAAAAAAGGGCCAGCCCTTTCGGGCCAGCCCCCTTGCGCCTATCGGCTTAGGCTCAATCGTCTGCGAAGGCATCCGGATTGGCAGCGACCAGCGCCGCAATCTTTCGGGCGAATGACAGCGCCGAATTGCTAAGCGCCTCTTCACCCTTGGCCGCGCCTTCCACTAGCCGCGCAGCAAGTGCCATGATTTCGGCGGGGGTTGCAAGGCGTCCGTCATCCTTTGCGCCTTCATTGCTAGGCGTTGCGCGATTGCTTCCCGTTTCACCCTTGGCAACCTTAGCCAGCGCCGAAAGTGACTTAGCGTCCGTCATTGCCTTGGCGCGGTCAGTCGTGCCGCCTGTCAGTTTCAATTCGCCGCTTTCGATTGTGGCAATCATTCCCTCTTCGCGAATAGCCTTAGCCATTGCTACGGCCTTGCTAGCCATAGTCCAAACGGCAGCGTTGCTTTCGGGCAGGTTAAAGAAAGCCGATTGCAGCGCCGTCTTATACGCTGTCTGCGCGACCTTGCTCACCGCGCCTTCACTATTGCGCTTCCACGCTAGGTCATCATTCCCGAATTCATTAAGGCCCGTGCAACGCACATGGTCATGAACCCCGTCTTTCCCGTTAATGTCAAAGGCCCAAGGCCGCGATGCAATGTCATCCGATGCAAAGCCTGCTACCATAACGGCAAGGGCCGCCGCGCCCTTAGCCTTGGCGCTGTCTATATCGGCCTTACCCTTAATCGCGGCTTGTGCCGCAAGGGGAAGGAAAGAGGCGGCCTCAATAGCGGTGAGGGTTGCCTTGGCGATTGTGTTAGCTGTCAGTGTCATTGTGTTACCTTTTCTTTTGAGGCGGGCGCATCATTGCCCCGCCCCATTTTCTTGAACGATAAAGCATACAATGTCAAGTTAGGGTAAGGCTTTCCTTACTCGAGTAAGCAAGGCGCGACCGAAACGGGGGCAGGGCGGGGCAAAATCAAAGCTAGGGGGCGGGGGTTGCCGAATTGAGCCTTGCGAAACCCTACCTACCCCCAACCCCCTAAACCACAGGGAAATGTCACCACTCCCGTATACATAATAATATGCTCAAAATATCACACGGTTTAAAAAATGACCCCCACCCCCCTCACTTTTCTAACCAGACACCGTCAACCCGGCGCTCAGGAAACACCCCCCGTCATCGTTTATTTGGGTCCCATACCCCCGGGGTATTATTTTTGTCTCTTTACTTCCCCCTGCTACCGCAGCTATAAGATGCGTCTGCTCCCTCAAACCGGACGCTGCGCCACATGCCTGTTGTAAAAGTCGAACCTAGTACCGACCACCCCGTTCCATTCAGCTTGGAACCTGACCAACTCGACACCTTCATGGACGAGATAACGGTCGCGGCGAACACGGCAGAGCTATTGGAGACCCTTGGCGCTCCCTTGGAGATAGACCCAGTCACCCTCGACAGAGAAAAAGCCCTCATTGACGCTGTGGCGAAGAAGCAAGCGACCGCTCCGCTGAAGAATTACTCGACCGCCTTGGCTGCCTCCGGCTTCCTTAAGACCTATGGGCAGAATCTGGCGTTCGATGTGCACCAAGTTCGGGCCGCGCTGACCAATAAGCTGCTGGAAATCGCCAACTGTGGGGATACGAAGTACGAGTTAAAAGCCCTTGAACTACTTGGTAAGCACTCAGACATCTCGCTTTTCACTGAGCGCAGCGAAATCACGGTCAATTACAACAGCCCCGATGCCCTCGAAGCCCAGATCAAGGAGCGCATCAAACGGTTACTGAACGCCGACGTTATAGATGTGAACCCTACCGGCATGGACTTGGATGAGGAATTGGGCGTGTACACGCGCAACGTGACCCCCGCACCCGAAGAAGAAGCCGAAGAAAGCGAAGAAACACCCGAAGAGGACGACGAAGCCTAATGGCACAACGTGGTCGGCCCAACATCAAGACAATCAACGAGATCAGTCTGGCTGATCTGCCAAGAATCCTGCCTATGTTACCTGTACACGAGCAGGAGAAGCTGCTGGCAGAGTTGGAGAAGCTTCAGGAGCTAAAATCCAAGCAGGCTGCCCAAGATAAGTTCTTGGCCTTCGTCAAGGAAGTGTGGCCGACATTCATTGGGGGACGACATCATGCAAAAATGGCAGACGCCTTCGAACGCGTTGCTCGTGGTGAGTGCAAGCGCCTCATTATTAATATGCCACCGCGACACACGAAGTCGGAGTTCGCCTCTTACCTGCTCCCTGCATGGTTCCTCGGGAAATACCCCCATAAAAAGATTATCCAATGCTCGCACACGGCAGAACTCGCTGTAGGCTTTGGTCGTAAGGTACGTAACTTGGTCGATACGGACGCGTACCGTAGGGTGTTTTCTGACCTGAACCTTGCATCCGACTCGAAAGCAGCCGGTCGTTGGAACACAAGCAAAGGCGGGGATTACTTTGCTATCGGTATCGGTGGTGCTGTGACCGGTAAGGGTGCTGACGTGCTCATCATTGATGACCCGCACTCCGAGCAGGAAGCTGCTATCGCGGAAGTTAATCCGGATATCTACGACAAGACCTACGAGTGGTATACCTCAGGTCCGCGTCAGCGTCTCCAGCCGGGTGGGTCCATCGTCGTCGTGATGACGCGGTGGTCGAAGCGTGACCTGACTGGGCAGATACTCAAGGATGCAGCGGCTAACGACAGCCTTGATGAGTGGGAAGTTATTGAATTTCCAGCAATTCTTCCGTCTGAGAAGCCACTGTGGCCGGAATTTTGGCAACTCGAAGAGTTGGAGAAGGTTAAGCGCGACGTCCCGAACAGTAAGTGGATGGCGCAGTACCAGCAGAACCCCATCTCCGAGTCGGCTGCTATCGTCAAACGCGAGTGGTGGCAGGAGTGGACCAAGGAAACGCCGCCCCAGTGCGACTTTATCCTCATGGCATGGGATACGGCCTTCGAGAAAACGCAGCGTGCCGACTATTCAGCGTGCACGACATGGGGTGTATTTTATCATCCTGACGACACAGGCACTGAACAGGCCAACATCATCCTCCTGAACGCCTTCCGAGACCGCATGGAGTTCCCTGAGCTTAAACAAGTGGCAGTCGAGGAGTATAAAGAGTGGGACCCGGACAGTGTGATAATCGAGAAAAAGGCTTCCGGTGCACCTTTGATCTACGAGATGAGGGCGATGGGGATACCGGTACAAGAGTTTACACCTACACGGGGGAACGACAAAATCTCCCGCTTGAACGCTGTGAGCGATCTGTTTGCCTCTGGACGGGTGTGGGCACCTGCAACTCGGTGGGCCGAAGAAGTGATTGATGAAGTTGCAGAATTTCCCGCAGGCAGCCACGATGACTATGTCGATACGGTGTCTATGGCAATGCACCGCTTCCGTCGTGGAGGTTATGTGACTACTACGCTAGACGAACCGGACGAAATCCAGTATTTCAGGTCAAACCGTAATCAGGGGTATTATTAATGGACATCGACAAAGCCCTCAACCAAGCACCGCTTGGCCTTTCACCTGAAGATATGATGGGCCGCGAGCCTGATATCGAGATTGAGATCGAAGACCCGGAGGAAGTAACCATCCGTTCGGGCGATATGGAGATCGAAATCGACCCCGATGCGGAGGAAGACGACGAGTTCAACGAGAACTTGGCCGAAGACCTTGATGAAGGTCAGCTTACGCAGCTTGCGGGCGACCTGTTGGGTGAGTTTGAGGAAGACCTGTCGAGCCGCAAGGACTGGATACAGACCTACGTCGATGGTCTCGAACTGCTTGGTATGAAGGTCGAAG